CTCGCGCACGGGGGCGGGGCCGACGCAGACGGCGAGGTCGGCGAGGGCGACGTTGAACAGTACATTCAGGACAAGACCCTGCCGCTCACGCAGCAGCAGCTTGTCGTGTATCAGTTCGGCGACGCGCTTCGTATGCCGAAAGGCCGCGGCACTCAGTACGCCGCTTCCCGGTACATCCGTGTGCCGCTCCCGTTTGCCCCGCTTTCCGAAGGCGTCCCGCCGGTCGGCGAGACGATGACGCTTCAGCAGGTTGTGGCGACGGCCCAGCAGTGGGGCGACAAGATCACCGTCACCGACGTTGCGGATCTGACGATCAAGCACCCCCTGTTCCAGAAGGCGATCGAGCTGACGGCGCTGCAAGTTGCCGAAACGCACGAACGCAACACCTTCAATAACCTGATGGGCGGCACGCAGATCAATTACGTGAACTCTCGCGGTTCGCGTGCGGCACTGCTCGCCGGCGACGTGCTTAACCCGCACGAAGTCAATCGCGCCACCGCGGCGCTGATGACCATCGGGGCGCCGCTCTACCAGGGCACCGAGCGCACCGACGAGAAGCTCAACGCCGAAATGGGCGGTGTCAAAGCGTCCAGCAACCCGCGCACCATGCCGCACTATACGGCGGTGATTCACCCGCTCGTCGCGGCCGATATGCGCGAGAACAGCGTCATTACGACGGCCTGGTCTTATTCGGACATTAACCGCCTTTATAATTTCGAGCTTGGTGAATGGGGCGGTATCCGCTTCACGATGTCGAACATGGTGCCGTTCTTCACCGGGCTTGCGAACTCCGGCTACAGCGCTTCGGCGGGCACGTCTGGCAGCCTCGCCACCGGCAATTACTATGTTCAAGTGACCGGCTCGGCCTCGATCACTCAGTACGAAACTCAAATCTACCAGGTTTCGAGCGTCGTGCCGGTTGTTGGCCCAACGGGTTCGATCACCGTGACTGTGCCGAGCACGACGGGGTACACGTACAACGTCTATGTCGGCACCACGTCGAGTCCGGCCAATCTCGGCCTGTCGACTTCCGGCCCGACCTCGGGCCCGATGGCCGGGCAGGCTGTGCAGATCGCCGCCGGTTCGACTATCACCATTACCGGCGCCGGGCTTGCGCAGACGCCGCCGGCCGCTCCGGCGACGGGCGTGACCGTCTACCCGACGTTCATTTTCGGCAAAGGCGCTTACGGCATCGTCGTGCTGGACGATACGAAGTTCACCTACCTGAAGCAGGCCGACAAGTCCGACCCTTTGAACCAGCTTCGCGTCGTGGGCTGGAAGTTCTACGAAGGGGTCCTGATTGAGAACAATCAGTTCTTCATGCGCATCGAATCTTCGTCGGCCTTCTCGACGACCTTCGGCTAAACTTAACGCGAACGGTAGCGGACAATGACCCAACTTCTCTCGCTTGAGACCGCATTCCTATCCGGCCTTACGGCGGTGCAGTTTTCGGCTTCATTGTCCGCGGCCGATGTCGCGACGATAGATCAGCTTATCGCTGACGACGCGGCGGCCCTGACGCAGCCGGAGAATGCTTCTCCGCTTCAGGCCGCCGTCGTTTTCACGGCAGACAGCACGACAACCGCGTTGAGCGGGCTTACGAGCGTTTCTGTGGCAAGCCCGTCAGGCGCAACGATCGCCAACATTAAGCCGGGCCAGTGGCTTTACGGCCCCGGCATTCCGGCCGGTTCGCAGGTTCTTTCTGCTTCCGGCACGACTATTCATTTCAGCGGCACGGACAAGCCGACCGCTGTTCAAACCGGCGCGACGTTCTTTGCGGTGGGGCGCAAGATGGACGGCTGTTTCAATACGATGGGGCAGCTCACAATTCCAAATCGCGGCGTGCTAAAAGTTTATCCGGGCGATGTCGTCGCCGTGGACCCGTCAGGCTGGCCGATTCTGCTTTCGGCGTGGTCTGTCGGATACTCGGGGACGTGTTGGGTTCTAACTTAAAGGGGTCGAAATGAGTAATAAGGACGTTTTCGCGGAGCTTAATGCCGCGATCAAAGCGAACGACGGGCTTGTGCCCGACCGTTTCACGATTGAGGGGCAGACCTTTGTGCGCGAAGGCGCTAAAAAGGTTTCCGGCCCGGTCAAAAAGCTGTGGCGCAATCCTAAAAACGGCAAAGAGTCGATGGAGGACGTTGAAACCGTCGTCGTCGACGTTGCGCCGTATGCTGATCGCGTGACGCTGGACGGGGTTATCTACCTCGCCAATCGCACTTACGAACTGCCTGTCAACGTGGCCCGCGCCGTCCGCGACGTGTGCGCACAGACTTGGCGCCATGAGGCGCAGACGGGCGGTGCGTACAGCTTTGGCACGGGCGCGAGCGTCCGCAATCCGGCGCATCTTGCCGGCCGCAGCGGCGTAGGTTTCGCATGAGCCAGGAAATCGGGTACGCCGTTGTCCTTGCCGACCAGCTCGACAAGGGCCGCACGCTTTCGATGCAGTTCAACTTCTCGAAGGGCGCTAGCGAAGTGGAAATGAATGCCGAGCTGGACAAGCTCGTCTCCGTGATGGCACGCCAGCGCGCTCGCGCGCAGGTGCCGGAGCTTGAGCAGTATCTCAAGGCGCAGGAATTGATGATCGGCAACATCGAAGCCGACATTCTGGCGATCGACGAACGCATTGCGAGCGCCGAGCCAGATCCGGCGCGTCGCGATCGTAATACGCAGGTTAAGCAGCTTTCGACCGCGCGCGAGCAGCAGGGCATGTCCCTCGAAGCGGCGCGTAAGAAAGTCGCCGAAGCGCGTAAGGAACTTGAGGAACTTCGTAAGAAGGCAGCCTAATGAATGCCGCTCACAGCCGACAGGATCGTTCAGCTCGCGTGCCAAATTGCGAAGGCGCCTAACTTTACTTCGCAAGCCCAGGATTTCCTGAATCGGATGCAGGAAAACCTCGCGCAGTTCTACGACTTCAAGGCTGCGGCCTACACCTTCAACAATTTCCCCATTAGCCCCAACGGTGGCGACACTACGCAGAAGCCGTTGGGGCAGTGGTACACACTCCAGCTTCCTGCAAGCTCAACGCTTATCCAGAACCAAGCTAAGTACCTCCGCACGAAGGGCGTGATGTACAGCGTTCAGGGCACGATTTTCTATTTGAGCCAGCTTCCGCTCGATAAATACGACCAGCTTTTTCAGGGGCAGGGCGTGTCGAACTACCCGTATTATTACGTGGTGGATGCGACGGGCTCGCCTAACTTGGCGACGGTGCAGATCGCATTTTATCCACCGCCGAATATCAGTCTCGACCTGAAAATCCGCAATCAGTACCAGCCGAACGACATTACGACTGCGCAGTTCAGTGCGGGCACGCATGTTCCTTGGTTCCCTAATCAGGACATCCTGATTACCGGCGTCGCCGAGCAGATCATGCGGCTGACAGGTGACGTTCGCCAGCCGCAGTTCTACGCGCAGCTTTACGGCACGCCGGGGCAAGACGGGCAAATCGGTAAGTATTTGCGCATGGAGGACGACAAGGAAAACTATGCGATGCAAGTGAAGCGCGACCCGCTTATTTTCCGCAGCAATACCAATCTCCAACCGACGAAATGGACGGGCTTTTAGGGGCGCGATGTGTCAACGCTTCCTGCACGGCCTTATACCTTTAAGCCCCGCGGTTTATACGACGCGCTGACAGGCGACGGCGCGCCAGACGGCGCGTGCTCGATCCTGACAAATCTTGTCCACGACATTACGACGCCGTTCGTTTGGATTGGCCGCCCAGCGGCGCAGACGCTTACGACGTTTTCAGGCTTTACGTCGCCCGGCCAGATTTCGGCGGGGATCGCGATCGGCACGCGCATTTACGGCATGATCGCGACGGCGCGTTTTCCCGGCTACGACGAACCTTTTTGCTACGACGTTGTTTCGCGCTTGTTTATTTCCATTACTGGCGCGACGGCGACAAATTTGCCGGCGACACAAAGCGCGTCAGGCGAATGGACGCCGCCCACAATGGCGGTTGTCGGTTCGACGATTATTATTTCGCATCCCGGTTATTCGGGCACAGGCTCGAATTTCGTGGGGGTAATCAGCATTGCGTCGCCTGCGGTGCCGACGTACACGGCCGCGAACACGACAACGAACACGCTGCCGAGCGTGCCGCTCGCCGTGAAAGCGTTCGATAACCGCATTTTCTTCGCGTGCGACAACAAGGCGTACTACAGCGACAGTCTCGCGCCGACAACGATTACGAACTCGTCGCAATTTCTGACGATTGGCGCTTCGGGCGCGAGCATCACGGGTTTCGGCGGCTTGCAGATTTCGCAGACCCAAGGCGGTGTATTGGCTGGGCTTGCAGCGTTTAAAAGCATCGGCTTTTGGCAGATCCTTCCCGACGCCACGACGACCTACAAACTGAACGGCCCGTTCACGCCGGGCACGCGTGCCGGGCGCAGCATCGCCGAAACGCCGAAAGGCGTCCTCTACATGAGCGATTCAGGGGTGTACCTGATCGGTTTAGACGGCAACCCGAGCTCGGCGCCGCTTCCCGGCGTGCGCTCCCCCTTTGCCTTGGCGCAGACACCCTCGCGCGTCGCCGCGGCGTTCAATGACACGGTTTATCGCATTGCTTTGCAGACGACGACGAACGTTCTGACGGGCTCGGTCGAGTATGTCGAGTATTGGTACGACTACGAAATCAACGAGTGGACGGGGCCGCATAAACCGCTGTCGAGCAGCCTGCTTATTGGGGTCAACGGCACGTTCGCCGTCGCTTCGATCCTGGCGCCGGGCCAGCTCATGCAATCCGACGTTCACGGCAGCACGTCGCCAGGTACGACCGAGCTCGGGCAGGGGATGCAGGTCTGGTTCCAATCGGTGATTTTGGCCCAAGACGACGCCATGGCGACGAAAACCCTTGTGGAAAGCCAGATCGACATAAGCTTCGGGCCGTCCGCGAACACGCTCACGGCGCAGATGTTGTCGGCCGCGCAGGGCGTGGTCGGGAACGCCACGGTTACGGCGATTTTGGGCACGTATTGGAACCAATTTAACTGGAATCAGGCGAATTGGAGCAATGCGCAATATGGCCTGAACACATACAATGTGGATTGGGACGCGCCCGTAGTGTATAAAACAGCAGCGTTTGCACTTTTTGGGACGTTGACGCCGAACCTTCGAATTGGCCCCGCGCGCTTCCGCACGCAGGTCAATATGCAGATGAACACTCAGAACCCGCCGTAGCCATGGCATACACGCTTGTCACTCTGCCGCTGCCGTACCAGTTGCTTCCCGATACGCTCGCGGACGCAACGCAGATCATGGGCGATCTGAATTACATCGCGACGCAGATCAACGCGAATATGCCGACGCCGGGGCAAGTAAAGGCGACGGCCAATTCGACCTTGATGGGGTATTTACAGCAAGTTCTTTCGGCGGGTTCCGGGATTACGTTGACTTTGCTCAACCCCGGCGCAGCCGAGCAAATTGAGGTTTCGAGCAACGCCGCGACTGTGCAGCTTGCGCAGATCCAAGCGGCGGCGGTGAGCTTCTAGGGGGATACAATGCCGCTTACGAACACAGCAGCTTTTGCGCAATACCGCCGGCTTTATAACGCCGTCGTGACGACTGCGAACGGCGGCACGCTCGACGTGCCGACGAACACCGCTTTGCTGACGGTGGCGGGGCCTGACGGCGCGCTTGTGACGAAAGCGGCGAGCGTGCCGCGCGCGACGGTCACGCAATCGCAGCTTCAGTTGTACCTGTCGAAGGACGGCGGCGCGACGTTCAAATTGATCGGCGGCGCGCAGATGGCCGCAGCGACAATTTCAACGTCTTCGGCGCTTTCGACGACCGCGTTTACGCAGATCGACGGTTCGGACATCAGCGAGACAAACCCACTGGTCCTCAGCGGGGTTACTGATTTCGGCACCTCTACGCCGACGTGGGGCGGTGTTTCGCAAGGTTCGGCGAACGCGCAGACGCTTCCGTTCGCGACATCGGTAACGACGCTGACGGCGGGGCTAATTGTTGATTTCGAGGCGGGCTATACGAACACGACGGCGGCGACGCTGACTGTCGGCACTTCGTCGGCGGCGTCTCTTGTGCGCGATTCTACCGGCGCGGCGTTAAGCTCCGGCGATATTACGACCGGGTTCCGGTATCGTGCGCGCTGCGACGGCACGTTTTGGCGTTTGTTCATTACTGATCGTCTTTATGTCGCTACGGGCATCACGCTCGCGGGCGGCATTTCCGTGACGGCGAATCAAGCGGACTTCTAACCATGGTCGCGGTTGTCAGCCAAAGTCTTCCGCAAGCCCTTCCGGCGCCGGGCTTATCGGCGCGCAGCGTCAGCGCCGGTAATCTCGGGCTGACGAACTACGGGCGGCAAGCGGCGAGCTTTGTTGCAAAACGCAATTCCAGTTATCTCGTTCCAACCGGGGGCACTGTGACGCTACCGACGCCGACAGGCAGCGGCGCGTTTATCTCGCTCACCGTGTTTGGGACGGGCACGACGACGCTTTCGGGGACGATATCGGTCAACGGCTCGACGCTATCAAGCTTTGTTGTTACACCGGATCAAACGCTAATTATCTGCGACGCGAGCGCGACGCACGGGTGGGTCTAAATGCCAGCGATTGCCGTAAGTCCGGTTCATCCCTACGAGTGGTTTAGGAACGGCGTTTACACGCTGACGGTCCCGACCGGCGTTGTGCAGATCCAGCTCGGCGTCATGGGCGCGGGCGGCGGCGGCGGCGGCAGTACGGGTGCGGGTAATGAATCTGGCGGCGGCGGCGGGGGAGGCTACTCCGAAGGGCGCTTGAACGTCATCCCCGGCGAGACGCTGACGATCACGATTGGCGCGGGCGGCGCGGGCGGCGTCGCCGGTAACGGCACAGCCGGGGGCAACTCTAGCATTGCCGCGGGCACTTCCGGCTGGACTGTGACGGGCGGCGGCGGGGGTGGCGGCCAGACGGGCGCTTCAGGGGGTACAGGCGGTACTGCGGGCACGGCTACCGGGGGCGATGTAAATAACGCAGGCGGCGCAGGTGGCACGTCCACTAACGTTGGTTTGGCTAATGGCGGCGGGGGCTCACCCGGCAGTCCTTATGGCGCTGGTAAAGCCGGCGGCGCGGCAAGCCACAATAGTACTGGCGCAGGCGGCGCGTCGGTCCTTGTTATCGGGACAGCCACGACAGCGGCCGACAGCGGTACCGGCGGGGCCGGGTTCTACACGGCGGGGGCATCAAACGGCGCGACGGCAGGCGGCGGCGGGGGAGGCACACGCGCGGCGGCTTCGGGCCTTACCGCGGGCACGGCAATCGTTCCCGGCACGGCGGCTAGCCCTTCAAAAATGTCCATCAGCTACCGCCCGACGATTTACACTGTACCGCTCGGCGCGGGCGGCGCAGGTGTTACTGGCGCTACGACAAAAAACGATGGCGAAGTTGGCGGCGGCGGCGGCGGCGTTTATTACAATGGCGGCGCGGCTAACGGTGGCGACGGCGGCATGTTTGGCGGCGGCGGCGGCTGTTATAATGCTACTTCTGGTAACGCTACGGCAGGCGCGGGCGGCATGTTTGGCGGCGGCGGCGGTGCGGGTAGCGGCCCGGGCACAGCGACCGGCGGTCGTGGCGGGAACGGTGCAGGGGGCGGCGGCGCTGTGTCGCAGGCTTCGACCGGCACAGGCGGCGCCGGCGGCGACGGCTATGCCTGGCTGACGTGGTGAGCACATGACGAAGTATGCACGCGTTCAAGACGGCTTTTTGACTGATGTTTGGCGTGTCCCGGAGGACTACCCCGACACGCAGACGCGTGATCGCGCGTTAGGCCCGGACGGGTGGGTTGTTGTGCCCGATGACGCGGCGCACGGCGCTAAGGACAACGGTGACGGGACTTATACGAACCCGTCGACGGTTGTGCAGCTTCTTCCGCAGATACTTTCGGCTACGGCGTTTCAGGAGATGTGCGAGCTGGCGCTTGGGGGCAATTCAGTGGGCCGGGCACGTTTTGGCGAAATCATCCGGGCCATGGAGACTTCGGCTGACAACGAAGTTTTCGCGGCGGCCAAAACCTATGCGAAATCGACCACGTTTGAACGGGCGAAAACGCAGCGTTTCTTGACGCTTTTGCGGCAAAAAGGGGTCGCAGCCCTGACGAACGCCGAAATAACAGCGATTATTGCCGCGTGGCCTAACGCCGCGCCGGTATTGTGACATTCTGACGAGTGTGCTACTTTTGGTAGGAACTTAGGCTGCATCGCCTGTTAAACAAGGGGGCTCCAAATGCCGATTTCAACGCTTTCGTCTTCGCCGCAGTACAGCGAAGCTTCTCAGATCATTGGCACCGTCAACGGCGTCATCAACGAAATCAACTCGGAGGCGCTGTTCTCTGCGACCGCGCAGCCGTCGTTCCGCAACACCGTCGTCGGCGGCAATTTCTCGACGAACCTTTGGCAGCGCGGCACCTCCTTTACCGGCATCACGAACACGCTGACTTATACCGCAGACCGCTTCTTCGCCATCGGCGGCGCGTCGTCTTCGATCAGCGTTTCGCGGCAGACCGGCACGACCCTGCCGGGCTTCACCACTTTCCTTCGCTTCGGCCGCGCCGATGCGAACTCCGACACGACCGCGATCAAACTCGGGCAGGTGTTCACCAGCAACGCCAGCGTCGCTTATCAGGGCAAACCGTTTGTCGTTTCGTTCTACGTGCGCGCTGCTTCGGGCTTCTCGGCAGCTTCGAGCGCGCTGAGTGTCGCCGTCTCGACCGGCACGGGTTCCGACGAAAGTGCGGCCAATTACGCCGCCGGTTCGTGGACCGGACAAGCTTCGGTCACGCTTTACAACTCTGCGGGTTCGGCGGGCTCGACCGCGACGCTGACAACTTCTTGGCAGCGCGTGTCGTTCTCCGGCGTCATCCCGGTCACGGCGACGCAGATCGGCTTCAATCTGGCCTACACGCCGGTTGGTACTGCGTCGAGCGATTACATCGAAGTCGCGGGCGTTCAGTTCGAAATCATGCCGCAGGGCGGCGTGACGCCTTCGCCGTTCGAAATCCTTCCGTCCCCGATCGACGCGGAACGGCAGTATTATTTTTACTACCGCTTGGCTGAAGGGCAGAACACCGCGAAAATGGCGCAGGGGCAGGTCAATTCGACGACCGTTGCCAGCATCCTCGTTAACTTCCCGGTTGCCATGCGCTCGGTCACGACGACCAGCGTAAGCGCCACCACGGCAAGCGCGGGCTCGTTCGGCCTTACCGCTGTCGGCGGCGCCGTCACGGGCGTCCTGGCCTCCTCCGGCGGCCTTGCCTGGGCGGCTAACAGCTTCACCACTCGCAGTGCTATCTTGACCGCCACGCTGTCGCAAGCGGCCCTGACGGCTGCGGGCAACACGACGATGCTGATCGCCGGCGGCGGTTCGGGCTACGCGGCCGTCAGCTCGGAGCTGTAATGTCGGGGCAGTGGCAAAGCGTCAATGTAGCGGCGGTTAATACTGCCGCTACATTCTCCGTTACGTCGGGGACGACCTCAGGCGGCATCATTCGCTTGCGGTCGCTCCAGGCGACGATCAGCGGTACGGGCGCGGGCTCTGCCACGATCGTAGTGCGCGACGGCGCGACGGCTGTGGGCACGATCATTATGCAAACGTCGATTGCCAACGCCGCGAACAGCAGCGGCAGCGTAACTATCAACAACATTGATTTGCGTGCGACGAGCGGCACGTTGACGGTCGAGAGCACGACCGGCGGCGGAGCGAACACGACTATCGCGGTGTCGGCGCAAGGCGACTACGCTCAGTTGGGCGTGTCATATCTTGGGGGATCGTGATGGCTAAGAAAGCGAAGCTCGGCAAAACGTCGACGATGGGCAATAAGAAGGACGGCGCGCGTCCTTCAACGAAGCATCAAGTATCGGGCAAGACCAAAGGCACCGCAGTGAATCCCGGCTCGCGCATGCAGGGTCGCGCGGCTCGCGTCGCGAAAATGGAACGTATGGACCTGAGCTGCTAAATGCCTTGGGGTCCGAAGGACGCTAAGGAGTTTACGAAAAAGGCGACGACGCCGAAGGCCCAGCGCCAGTGGAAAGACGTCGCCAATTCCGTTCTGAAGCGCGGAGGGTCTGACGCTTCGGCCGTGCGGCAGGCCAATGCCGTTATCAAACGGCGCAGATCGCGCGAGAAGCGCGTGAAGCGTATGGAACAAGAGGACATGCCGGTATGAAAAAGCGCGGGTGGGAAGGCTCCAAAAAGGACGTCGCCGAAGATCGCAAACTGGCGAAGAAACACGGCATGTCCATGAAGCAGTGGGAGAAGTCCGCTGCTGATAAAAAGCACGACGCGCCGAAAAGTTCCGGCCGCGGCATGAAAAAAGCCGCCAAGGAAGGGCCGGGGTACGCTTCAGGCGACCCGCGCCCTGCCGGCGGTAAGGCCCGGATGGGTCGCATCGCCCGCATGGAAAAAGCAGATGTTGCCGTTTAGCCGGAGCATCGCGCCATGGATCACGGGACTGCCGAAGACATAGCGTTTCGAGCCGCGACAAAAGCCCTGGAAATGCGGGGCGAAGCGGACCTCCAAAAGATATTCGCCATCTTTGGCGCCGACATAACGTCGCATGAAGGTCGCCAGACCGTCCGTGAAAATTGGGAGTGGCTGACGGACACGCGCCGCGGCACGCAGTTTATCCGTAGGACGACATGGGGCGCCGCCGTAGTGTCGGCCGTAGGCGCCGCCTTCGCAGCCGCGCTATGGGTCATTAAACAGGCGTGGGCCGCCTTACTGGTGCTGCGATGATTCATCTTCTTCCCGACTGGAAACAAGTCCTCAAGCGCGCATGGTCGATCCGGCTTATCATTCTTGCCGGAACCTTGACCGGCCTCGAAGTGGCGCTCCCGCTGTTTAGTGATGCTGTGCCGCGCGGCATGTTTGCGGCGCTTTCGGCCTTGGCGTCAATCGCCGCCCTGTGGGCGCGGCTTGTGGCGCAGAAGACCCCCGATGCCTAACCCGCAGCGCCCAACATCGCGGCTCAAGAAGTCCGCGAGTATTGCGGCGCTCGCCACTGTACTTGTCGGGGGCTTCGAGGGCGTGCGAACTGTTGCCTATTACGACCCGCCCGGCATCCCGACCATTTGCTACGGCGAAACGCGCGGCGTGAAGATCGGCGATACGGCGACAGTCGAGCAGTGCAAGGCTATGCTCAACGCGGCGCTGGACGGGTTTTCGCGGGCGATAGATAAGTGCCTGCCGGATAGCGTGCCCGAGCCGTCCTACGTGGCGTTTCTATCGGCGGCCTATAACATCGGCCCCGATGCATTTTGCGCGTCGAGTATGGCGGCGGCGGCCCGCCGCGGCGATCTTAGAGGCGCCTGCGATGCGCTCTTGAAATGGGACAAAACGACGATTGCGGGCGTTAAGGTGGCGCTGCCCGGCCTGACTAAGCGCCGCGCCGCTGAACGCGATTTGTGCCTAACCGGAATAGGAGCGACGTAGATGGCTCGCAAACTCTTCAACGTAAATCCGCCCGTTGACGTTGATATGTACAACAACGGCGCGCTGGGCGACGTAATGATTCGAGCCGACATTGGCTCTGACGGGTCAATGGATTCGTTCTTTGACTTCCTCGGTGGCCAAGGCGGATGGGAGACGCATTTGATGCTGCTTTTCCAGGCGGCAGGACGCACCGACGTAACCACCCCGCAAGCCGCATTGCAGTTGCTGATCGCCAAGCCAAAGGATGAGATGGACATGACGGTGAAGGACGCCTGGAATGCTGTGATGAAGGCGCTGTGCGACATCCTCAATATTAAGTGGCGGCCATCTGGCAGCGGCACGCCCAGTGTAGGATCGTATCAAACGGCGGAAGAATTTTTCACCGCGTTGCTTGCTAAAACCCAAGCGGAGATCGTTGACGGGAAATTGGTTTTACGCATCCCATGATTTTCCTTCTGAAATATCGGAAGATCATCGCCGTTGCGGCAGTCGTCGCGCTGACGAATTTCGCGACATATCGCTATGTTCATAATGCTTGGGATGCGGAGCGGACAAATGCGGCAAATGACGCGCTACGAGAAAAAAGCCGCATGGAAGCGCAGTATCGCGCGCTCGAAGCCATGCAGGCTGAAAACACACGGAACATGGAGGCCGACTATGCCAAGCGGGTGGCGGATATTGACGCTGGGCGCGCTGATTTTGAGCGTCGCCTTACTGAGCGGGTGCGCCGGGCGAACGGAGCTGGTAACTGCGGTGTGCCCGGCCCCGCCGGTCGTTCCGGCAGCCCTGAAGAACCCGAGCCCGCTGGAGACCGTCGATTGGGACAAATTGACCTTGGAGCAGTTTCCAGGGTCCGGCAGATAGGTAAGGAAACGCAGGAAATGCTGCGTCTTTGCCGCGAATGGGCGACTTCCGTAGGCCGGTAAATCCTGCTATTCTGCCCCTAGCTAGGGGGTCTTCATGGCGTTCGGACTAGGCAACATTTTTAACGCCGTCACCGGCCTGCTCGGGATTGGCGGCGGCAACAACAATAACGTTTTGTCGCAATTGGCCCCGCTTCTCGCGGGCCAAATGACGTCGCAGCGCATCCCCGGCCAAACGCAGGCAGGCGAGTACACGCCTGCGCCCGGCAGCTTCGGCACTTACAACTACATCCCGACCGGCGCGACGCAGATCGACCCCGCGCTGATCTGGCAAATTATGAACGGCGGCGCGCAGAACAACGCCGCGATGGATCAAATTTTTCAGACTAATCCGGCGCTCCTTCATTCGGTTCTGAACAACCCTTATTCGAGCGGTCTTCAGACCGGAGCGAACGCGGCGGCAGGCTCGGCAGGCAATAGCGCCGCGATGCTCGGTTCGATCCAATCACTTCTTAACGGCCAATTGTGGCCGATGCTGAATGGCGCGATCGATACAAGCAACGCCTACAAAGACCTTTACAGCGGCGCGCTCAATAACCCTTACGCTTCGTCCTACATCACGGGCGCGAACGACATCGGCAAAAATATCGCGGGCGCGGGCGCAGGCATCCAGGGCGCCGCCACAGGCGCGCTTGGCTCGGCGCAGGGTATCGCACAGCAAGCCCTCAGCAACCCCTATGCGGGCGCGGCGCAGGCTGGCGCGAACACGTCTGGCGCGATGTCGCAGGGCGCGGGCCAAACGGCCTACGGGCAGGGCGGACAATTTGGCGCGGCGGCGATGGGCGGCCTTCCCGCGATTCAGTCCGTGCTCAATACGGCCTTTGATCCGCAAAACGCGCTTTACGGCCGCGCGCTCAATCAGACGATGGACCAGCTCGGCACGACGCTCGCCCGTGCTGGGATTACCGACAGCGGCGTTGGCGCGAAGCTCATGGGCGACACGCTGAACAACTTCAATATCGACTGGCAGAATAACCAACTCGGCCGCCAGGCGCAGGGCTTGCAAAGCTATACGTCGGGCATGACGGGGCTCGGCAACCAGCTTGGGCAGGGACAGCAGATGCAGGCCGGCGGCGCGCAGACTTACGGCGCTGGCGCGATGTTGCCGTACCAGACTTCGCAAGCGATGTCGGGTGCGAATATGGACACCCTGACGGCACTCGCCAATCTGGCGAAGATGACTGCGGGAACGGTGGGCAGCGCCGGGGATCTTCAGCTTGGCGGCAACGCGGCCGGCTACAACGCCTATACCGGCAACCAAGGCAACATCGCGCAGGCGGCGGCGGGGCTCGGCACAGGCTCGACGCAGTTCAATAACACGCTCGGCGCGATGGGCAATCTGAGCGGCCAGATCGGCAATCTCGGGACGGGCGCGACGAACTTTTTGCAGGCGCAAGGGATGCTCCCCTATAGCGCCTATATGACAAACTACGGCGACCAGTTCGGCGCGCTTCAGAACTTCATCAATGGCGCGCAGGGCGGCGCGAACCTGAACCAATCGACTATGACCCCGATGCAGAATTATATTGGTGGCGTGATGCAGGGCGCGGGCAATGCGGCGAACGCGGCGAGCGGCGCGCAGACCAACACCATGAACCAAAACGCGCAGGCCGCCGCGGGGCTTACTCCGCTGATTCAAAGCGGCTTGGGAGCGTTAAGCAACCTGTTCGGCGGGGGCAACAACTTCTCTTGGGCAGGCCCGCAGTTTAGCGGCGGCACAACCCGCATGGGTGCATATCCGAGCTTTACGGGGGCGATGGCGTAATGGCCTTGATTGGACCGCAGGGCGCAACGGCGCTGGCTTCCGGCTTCAACGCGCAGGGGCTTATTGAACAGCTTCGTCAGAAGGCACTCCAGAACCAAGGCGCGCAGATGGAGGTTGAGCAGGCGCGGCGTCAGCAGCTCGGCCAACAGCTTGTCGCGGAAGCGCTCGCCGGGGCGATGGGCCGCCGCGCGCCTGCCGCTACGACCCGGATGCAACCGATGAAGCCCGGCGCTGCGCCGATGGCAACGGCAGACGGCAAGATCACAAGCGAACCCCTTGCGGCACCCGCCGGCGGGGGTTCGACCCCTCCCGCCGATAGCGGTACGCCGGCGGCGCCTCAACCCTCATCCGGTTCCCCTGCGCCGCCGGCGGCTGCTCCAGCGCAACCGCAGAAGAAGTTCACATGGCGCGACGTACTCGAAGACATCACACGCCGCGAAGACGTGGACCCCGGCGTTAAATTCGCGGCCATGAGCGAGATTGAAAAGCAGCTCGCCGCCGAAGAAGCGCGCGAAGCCGTCGCCTACCAAAAGGACCGTGATCGCGAAGCGCGCCTTAGCCAGCACATGAGCACGCTGCAATGGCGCTACGACCGCGAGCAGAACGAAACCGAGCGCCTCAAGCTGAAGGGCGAGATTGACCGCACGCTCGAAGAAATGCGCGGGCTTAGCCGCGAGCGCGTGGCGCGAATCTCCGGCGACTACCGGATGCAGGGCATCGCGGCGGCAAACGCCTCGCGCGAAAAGATCAACGCCGCGAAGCTTGCGACGCAGGAAGGCTTGGCGCAGGCGAAGCTTGCCTATCAGAAAGAGTTTGATGCGCAGAACCTCGATCTGAAGGCCGACAGTGCGGCCAAGAATTACCTTTTGAAATCGCGCGAGCTGGACTTGCGCGACAAGGGGCTCGACCAGCAACAGGCCCGCTTCGTCGCGAAGATGGAGCAGGATAAGGCGATTGCGGAAATGCGCGATGCGACGACGCGCCGCGGCCAGGACTTGACTGTTCAGCGCGCTCAAATGGCGATCGACGGCAAGCTGAAGGCCGAAGAGGCCAAAGTGGCGTCGACCATGCCGACTGTCGTTAAGAGCTTCGACGACGTTTACCGCACGGCTGAAGAACTGTTGAACGAGCCGGGGCTTGAGAGCGCAACCGGCCCGATTCAATCGTGGCTGCCTACGGTGCGCGATGACACCGCCGATTTCGAAGCGAAGCTGACGGCGCTCAAAGCCATGGTGGGCTTCCAGGCCCTTGCCGATATGCGCCGGTCTTCGCCCACGGGCGGCGCGCTCGGCAACGTGTCCAACAAGGAAGTCGAGTTTTTGCAGAACACCATTGCGGCCCTCAGCCTGTCGCAATCGGCCGATCAGTTCCGCGAAAACCTGATGAAGATCATGGACAACGCCAACCGCGGTAAGGCGCTTACGCTTCAGGCGTATGAAACCCGTTTTGGCAATAAAGCCGCTGGCGGTCCACCCCCGGCAAACCCGCTGTCTCGGATCGACCCGAGCGACAAGGGTGAGCCCTGACGGCACGATGTTCAACGACAACACGTACGTCAAAAAGGGCGACCGGGCCTATAAGGTGAAGTGATGGAGTTTACTGTTTCGTCACGGCCGGGAGAGAGGAAAAGCCAATTTGACGTGTCTTCGCGTCCGCAAGGCGGCGAAACCGCGCGCCAACCGGGCGCGTCGCTGCTCGCGCACTACATGCGCCTTATGGGCGAGAACGTCGACGCCATGAAGCAGGGCTACGGCAAAATGACCGCGCCTGACGCATCTTTGGGCAGTCGGGCCATGGGGGCGGGGCAGGCGGCTCTGGGCGGCCTAGGTTACGCCGCGAGCCCTATCAGCGCCGTTATGCGCCGCGTGCTTGGCAACCCTGCGGAAGTCGTCGCTGGGGCTGCGGGCGCGTCTCCTGAGACGCAAACCGCGGCGGGCGACATCGCTGGGGTGGTCGGCGAAATCCTCGGCCCTGCGGGCATTCCCAAGGCCGTCCAAGCGGCCCCCGCCATAGCGCGGGCGCTCCCCGAAGCGATGCCTGCCATTAACCGCGGGGCGACGGCGGTGGGGCAGGCGGGCCGCGGGGCGATCAGTACCGTCGAGGACCTTATCAAAAGCGGCGTGGAAGGCGCGCAGCGGCGGGCGGCGGCCCGGGCGGCCGATGTTGCCCCGTCCATGAGTAAGCTGAAAGAGGCCAAGGATGCAGCCTATAAAGACGCGTTTTCTAAGGGCGGCGTCATGGGCGAACTTGACTACGCCAAGTTCTTGGACGACGACCTTAAAGCCTTCGAGAGCGCAAACCGGGTTAAGATTAAAGACACTTTGACACCGCAGGCTAAGGCGCTGCGCGACAACCTCGAAACGTACCGCGGCCGCCCGCTGTCGCTTGAGGATCTTGACGACCTGCTGCAAGAAAACCGCGACCTTGTGTCTAAGGCCGCGAGCGAGGCGGCTGCCAGCAACACGCGGCGCGATTTGGCGGCGGCGCAGGCACTCTCTAAGCGCGTGCGTGATTTCGTCTATTCGTGGGAGCCTGCCGGACAAGGCACCGAGGCGCTTGAATCTTTCCGTAAGGCTAAAGAGCTTGCGCGCCGCACGATCAAAATGCGGTCGATCGAAGAAATTATTGACGTCGCCAAGCGCCTGGACGATCCCAATGAGATTCAGCGCGCCTTCCGCGCCATCGCCAAGGACAAAACCGAGTACAGCAATTTTTTGCCGGCCGAACAGAAGCTAATCGACGCGCTCGCACAAGATACAAAGCTGGAGAAGGTAGGCGGCGTTGT